ATCGTGTAGCACTGTTGAGGAAACTTTGAACTAGGATAGGCATAGTCAATATTTACCGTAGTTTAATAACTGCCAGTTAAGGCCGCACGTTTCCAGGTGTTAGTTGCTGTGCAGATGTAGATATAGTTTGCATCAAAACTAATTTGCCCAGCAGTACCAGTAGCGGTTGCTGTTTTAGTACCGTTAGGAACAATCCCTGTTAAGGTATATAATTCAGTAAAGTTTGCATTTGCTTTTGTAAATGCCGATCTTATATTGTCGCCATTGCCTGCATTTGCACTGGATCCAGTATTGATATATTGAATAGCCATTATTTAATCCCTGTCATTTTTAATAGATACTAACCTACTTAAATAGTTGTTCACACTGATATTTAGTTTAAATCAGTGATATAAAAATAGATATCTTTTGACTTTTTTAACATTTTATGTTAAAATAAATACTTTGCAATAACTAACCGGGTGATAAAATTTCAACTTTAATGCTTAACGCAGACGGATCTCCTATATCCTATCTGCCATTATCAATAATTTCTTGGCAAGACTCTATAAAATACATGGTTCTTGAGAAAGCCACCGTCTTGGAATTTTATGAAGATTGGGTTGTACATAGCGCAAATTGGGAAACAAACGTTCCTAGCGTTATGATTTTACGTGAATACGAAAAAAGAAAAACAGGAGTACGATTTTCAAAACACAATGTATTCCTTCGTGATAGATATATTTGTCAATATTGTGGTGATGATGTTAGCCGTAAAACTGCTACATTAGATCACGTTCTGCCAGTCAGCCACGGAGGGAAAACTATTTTTGAAAATACCGTTTGTGCCTGTGCGGATTGTAATTCAAATAAAGGTAATAATAAGAAAATTATTCCTAAATCAAAACCGTACAAACCAACATATTTCCAATTAGTTGATAGACGTAAAAAACTAAAATGGGATTTACAACATCCCAGTTGGGCTAATTATCTAGAATAACAATATTGTTATTTTGTACGATATATTATACGACCTTTAGTTAGGTCGTATGGACTCATTTCTAGTTTGACTTGATCCCCTTGCAGGATCTGAATTTTATTCTGACGCATCTTTCCGGAAATATGGCCTAAAATAATTGCGCCTTGTTCCAACTTTACTCTAAACATTGCGTTTGGTAAAATTTCCTCAACATACCCATCAATGGTAATCATATCTTCTTTCATGCTTAAACTTTTTCTCCTTTTAAACCTTTAACTACTAACTCTTTAGCACGTTTATCTAATAACTCTGATTCAGCCATAAGCATAATCTCGCTCATTAAAATTAAAAATGCTTGAACGGATTCTTTTCCTGATTCAGTAAAATGATTATATTTTGATCCTATTCCACTATTATAATAATGTTCTGAATTATTCATCAATTCCATAATTCCACCATACAATAAATCTTTTATTGAAGATTTTTTCATATTATATCTTTTCACCTACTTTAAATCCACGAAAACTTAGAAATCTTGGAAATCTAAGACTGTATGTTCCATCTTGATTTTGTGTAACAGCATCTGCTCTTACTTCAACAATTTGACCAGGTAAACTATCACGACTACTCCAAAAATCAGTTCGAGCATCATCAGTAAAGCCACTACCGACATTGACAACAATCGTTTTTCCGTCGTCCACTCCGGAGCAGACCAATGCGCCCAACTTGCCTGCATTCTTGCCTGTACCTTCTTCAACATTAGTAACCTCCAAACTTACTTCGATAAATGGCTTTTGTTTTAGCCAACTTACTGATCTTTTAGATTCGTAGATTGCATCTACATCCTTGATCATAATGCCTTCAAAGCCTGCTTCAATAGCATCCTTGTTATATTGTTTAAATTCAAGCTCTCCAACATAACTATTTAGATCAACTTCTTTCTGTGGAATAATATCAATACTACCAAGTTTGTCAAATACAGGTTTCATTGAACGGATTAGATTACTTCGTCGTTTTTGCCCAAGAACACTTTTTCCTTTTTGGAATTCACTTAATGGTAAAATATCAAATAACATAAGACGAGCATCGTTGCTCTGTACATCACTTTTACGATGTACTTGTTTCATTAGTGCTTGGAAACTAGAACTAACCATTTCGCCATCTAGCACAATACTACGTTCAAACAATTCAATGTTGGCTTCAATTGCTTTGGTAATGTGACTAAAATTTTCTAGTTCTTTGCCATTACGTGTGTACATTGATGCAGTTTTATTTTCTGCATTAATTATAGTGACTACACGAACTCCGTCAAGTTTTGGCTCGAGTAGTTTCTTACCTGTGATTTTCTTTTCGTGGTTAGCACCATCATGCGCCAACATGCACTCAAACACTGGTACGGCGTTCTTTTTAACTTTGTTAATTGTTTTTTCGCTAACACCGCATCGGAGATCTTTGATAAGGATTCGACGATACCAATCATTCCATTGACGTTGTGTACTTGCACTCAATGCAAGTTCGATAGCATCGCGGGCATCATGTCCTGTAAGTTGTCTAGTGTACAACAAATGACATAGTTCTTTAAACGCTTCCCAAGGAAGACCCTGCCCATTTGGGCCTCCGTGAGTGGGAACTTTCTTAACACCAAACGTGTAGAGATTGTCCAAGGCCATACGCATACCTTCAAACAATTCCACGTTGTCAATTTCTGCTTCTAATATTGCTTCTTTGTTTAGGCGACTAGGATGGTCTTCCAAACTGGAAATAACTCGGTAACAATCAGTCATATTAATGAACGGGTTGGATGAACATACAACAATTATACAACCATTTCAGCAAGGTGTCAAGTGATTTTTACCAAGTTAAACGCTAAAACTTGAGCCACATCCGCAGGTACTAGTTGCCCCGGGATTTTGGATAACAAAACTGGATCCATTTAAATCTTCTTTATAATCAATGGTAGAACCTGTTAGATATTGCATACTCATTGCATCTATTAACACAGTTAGGCCGGGCCTGTTAATTAAAAAATCATCTTCATTTTGTTCTTCATCAAAAGTGAATCCATATTGAAATCCACTACATCCACCACCTTGTACAAATGTGCGTAGTTTTAATGTTGGGTTGTTTTCTTCTGCTAATAGATCAGTAATTTTTAATATTGCAGAATCAGTGATGTTTATTTGTTCCATGCTAATATTTATCAGATAAATAGGTTAGAAGATAATTAAAAAGAGGAATTATATGGCATATAGTGCAAAAGTTTTAGATCATTTTGAGAATCCACGAAATGTGGGATCATTTGATAAAAGTGATCCCACAGTTGGTACTGGACTCACCGGAGCACCGGCGTGCGGAGATGTGATGAAGTTGCAGATCAAGGTTGATCCAGAAACTAATATTATCACAGATGCAGTCTTCAAGACATATGGTTGTGGATCTGCTCTGGCGTCGTCTTCGTTAGTAACTGAATGGATTAAAGGATTAACGCTCGACGAAGCAGCAAACATTAAAAATTCGCAAATCGCAAAGGAGTTGGCGCTTCCGCCTGTAAAATCCATTGCTCTATATTAGCAGAAGATAGCGTAAAGGCTGCTATTGCCGACTATAAATCAAAACAAGTTGGCTCCTAATATAGGGTGTAAAGCCCAATAAATACCCCCTAAGCGATTTACAAGCGTTTATAAAAACATTATGATTTCGTTAACCGACACAGCGTCTAAAAAAATAAAACAACAGTTAACCAAACGTGGCAAGGGTGTAGGTATTCGTATTGGCGTAAAAACTACCGGTTGTTCTGGATTAGCCTACACTATGGAATATGTAGATGAATATACTGCCGAAGTTGGTGTTACTAACTATGCCCAAAAAGACTTTGTGGTATTAGTAGATGCTAAAAGTCTAGTGTATCTAAATGGATTAACAATGGATTGGGTTCGAAATGGACTCAATGAAGGATTTGATTTTATTAATCCTAACGAACGTGATCGCTGTGGGTGTGGTTCTAGCTTCCGTATTTAAAATCCTAACGAACAATAAATTATAGTATATTTCAAAAAACGGATTAGTTAGATTTAATCGAGATACAGTAAGGTATGAATGGTGTGGCGAAAGTTTTAGGGTTTAACTATAATCTTTAACTGTTCCGCCTTTTAGCTCGCTTTTACGTTTCTTACCTTTAAGTTGAACTCCTGATCCTTTAACGCCTTGTTTGCCTGTTCCGTCAGTATGATCACTATCATGCTTCAACATACCGCTACCAACGCATTGGCTATAACGAACATTGCTTAACCGACTGTGCCCAATCGAGCATTGACTAGATGTAGGAGCAGCTAGTTTTTTTTCTAAAAGATCGTTGATTTTCATTAGCAGTTCCACTTACGTAATGCCAAGGCCTTGCGAGTAGGTTTGCCGTTGGGCTTTTTCATAGGACCCTTGTTGCCGCCCATTCTTGCACAGAAACTTTTACGGCGTTTGGCCGCTTTTGATCCTGGTTTCAACTTGCTTGGTTTGGTAGTCACTGCCATTTGCAGTTTAGATCCGGGATTTTCTCTGCGGTAGCTAGCAACACCCTTGGCATTGAGTCCGCCTTTTTTGCTCTTGCCAGCTGAACGTTTCCATGCGGCCGATTCGTCCAACAGTTCTGAATCATGAACTGATTCAAAGTCTTCCCATATTGTTTCTGCATCAACACCGTGTGTTTGTGCTAGACTTTCAACCATTTCTTCAATGATATCAAATTGTTCGTCTGGAGTTAACCCTTCCGCCACACTTTCGTTAGGCACACAGTTGTTGACTCTAATGCCGCCTTTGATTTTAGTGCCTTCTTTGTGCTTACCCTTCCAACATTTAGGATCTAAACGTTGTTTAACAGCTTCGGTTATAAATTCAGTTGCTCTCATGCTCCGCTCCAAGTTGCATATAATCCAGAATAAAAGTAAGTGTCCCCGTATACTTTACTCATTTTAGTTTTAACATAGGCTTCTAATTCTTTTCCCGTGGTGTTGGGTTTCACGTCAAATGCGAAAAAAGGGCGACCGCTAGGTGTTTGACCAATATAATCACCTCCTAGTTGACCCATAAGGGTATCGATGTTTCTTTCAGCTTGTTTATTCTGTGAAGGCGTGTTAGGGGCTAGTTCGTACTTCTCAAAACCAACATAACCTTTCATAACAACACCCGGTATACCGGCAAGACTAACCCAATTTCTACGTCCGCCGGGTGTTTGCAGTTCACCAGCAACCAATGGCCGTTTCATGATAGTTAATACAATACCATACAATGCCTTAGCAATGCCTTGACCACGATAGTCTTCATCCACTGTAATGGTATCAACTTGTACTGCATTAGGTAATGGAAACGATTCATGTGGTGTTATTGAAAGTTTACCAACTAATTGACCTGGGGTATTTAATGCCTTTTTGTTAGCACGATTCCAATCCTCCACTCGTTCGTTATATTCCGAATCTTGTTCTGTGGGTTTTCTCACGGGCTTTTGAGATGCATTGACATAATCTGGTCCTTGGGGATCCCATATTTCTATATCTGTGCCAAACTGCCCCGGTCCAACTGTATACATAAACCCACTGCCGCCTGGTAACTTCTGTATAGAATCAGGTTTAAATTTTGTGGGAACATATAATGAACTCTTGCCGCCACGATATTCGCCGGCTGGAAGAGTTGCAATACCTTCGCTAAATTCACTTAGTCTCATCAAGTATTTAGTAAATGATATCTTTACAGAGTCTCTGTATTATATTCCTTTAAACAAATCTACCCAATCGTTGATATGATATTTCCAATCATATTTTTTGGCGTGCTCAAGTGCTTGAGCGCATCTATTTCTATATTCTATAGGATTATTTCGATAGAATACAATTGCTTCTACTGTTCTGTCCACATACTCATTTTCACTTATAGGAACCTCAATTGCACCGTTAGGACTAATTCGGTCCCAATGACCAACGGGGGTACTAATAACTAATCGACCTGAGGCTGCGGCTTCTAAACAGGGTAGACCTGCCCCCTCATATGCGCTAGCTACTAGCACACAATCCACGGTTTTATAAAAACCTGCCATCGTAACAAAACTATTGTGATAAGTAGACGCTATCCTAAGTTCTAGCTTAACGATTTCACAAACTTTTTTGATTAATGTGGTTCGTTTAATAAGTGCAGTTCTATCATCCCAAGCTCCTGCGTATCCCAAAACACTTAATTGTTTTGAGGGTTCTGCATAGAAAGCCTCGGTCATAATACCTAACACTGTAACTTTAGGTATTCTTGTAATACCTAATTTAATTGATTCCTGTTTAAGAAATTCACTAACTACAGCATAATCAGCAATTTGATCTGTAATAGTATCACCTAAGCCTATATAAAGCTCTAAGTCATGTATGCTGTGACACATAACTATGCACTGACTGGCGGGCACATTAAAGTGACGTATTAAACCCTCTAGTCCATGAGGCACAGTAACAATAACGTCAGTAACGTCTACTAAATCAGTAATTTCCTGAACAGTATAGGCTCTATTCCACGGAAGTAGACTAGCAATTATATCGTGCTGATATAATAGTTTAACTAAATCATAATGAATAACACCATAGGCCCATTCAGGCTCTATATAAAATACTATTCTTTTGCAGGCCACGGAATATCCTCAATACATTATTTAAATACAATCATTCCCAGCATTACTACTTGAGCAATAAACCCTAAACAAATAGTAGAAACATATAAAAAGTTCTTTTCAATTAAACTTTTAAAGAACAATGCGGTCAGCGCGGTCCACACAAATAGCATAAGATCATATGGTGGTAGCTTGTCGCTTTGTGCTAGGATCATTGCAAGTAGGGTAGGAACGGCTGCAAAATGCAATAGCACAATAGTGATCCAACCTAGTGTATGAGCACTAATATGGCCCAAATGATCCTTAAAGAACATGTAGACAAAGTGAACCGGTTTAGAGATAAGTCCAATAAATTTCATAGTAAGTGTCCTTATTTGTAAAAAATATGATTTCCAATTTTTGTAATCTTTTCACGCTTCCATCCTGGATTAATGTAATCTCCATGAAAGTACATTGCATCCTTTAAACTGGGTAAGCGGAACCCTTCTAAAAGAACTTTTTTGGCAACCTCTTCACTTTCCTTAAAATTGACTCGGTTAACAGGCCTAATCATAACAGCTCTATCACATACCCAACTAAATTGACAAAGAACTTTTTCGTAGACAATATTTTTTTGGTAGATAGTTTTGCAAATATCAGCCGGATATACGCCGCTCTCGGTTCTGTTTATTGTTACTTGTGCTACAGCTACCTTGCCTTCAAAGGACTGATTGCCTGCTTCGTAATAAATGTTTGTGGCAAGACAATTTAGCTGTCTTTCTCTCATTGCTGTTGTGATTTGAGAACTCTCAACTGGTACGTATTTGCCTAGCTTATCAACTACAACCCATTTAAGCATAAACACTGATCCTATCAATGTTAACATCATTAATGTAAGTTTTACTGCGACCAGTGCCGTTTTAGAAACTTGTTCTCTATCTAGCGTAATTTCAGTCATTCAAGACCTCCTTTTTCGTTAGTTGGTAAAATAATTAGCACACAATGGCTATTATAGAGTTAAAATTGGTAAAAAGCAACCAATATGGTAAAATTTATAGCATGTAACAGTTTTTATTAAGATTTTATTATTTTTTCCCAGTGATGTATGAAGTTAGACCAGTCATAACTTTTTGCATGTTCTTGTATAGATAAACATTTGTTTCTATACTCAGCTGGGTTCTCAATGTAATAAATCAATGTAGCCTCTGCTTGTTGCTTATATTCATCCTCATTAACAGGCAATGATATTGCTCCTTTGTCAGTTATCGTTTCTTCAAAATGTCCCACTTTGGTTGTAAGTATTAATTTACCAGATGGACCGGCTTCTAACATAGGTAACCCGGCACCTTCTTTCACTGACGCTAACATTATGCAATCTACAGTTGGGTAAAACCCAGCCATTGTTACAAAACTATTATGATATTTTTGAGCAATAACAAAATTAAGATTTAACTTTTCTGCTACCTCTTTTATTAGATACGCCCGCTTCGCACCCCTAATGATGCAGTCATTAGCCATCATATCGCGGTCATGAAATGTACCCGCATACCCAATTGTTTTTAACTCATTACTCGGTCTATGATAGTATCTTTTATAATTTATTCCCAATGGTAAATGAGTTACATTTTGATTAATGTTTAATTCTTTTGCTCTATTAATTAACCATAAACTTACTGCACCCAATTGTTTAATTTCATGTCTATGTTCAGTAGCTATATTATCAATATAATATACTATATCTAATTCACTATGAAATACTACTATACACTTTTCTAATTTTATACCGTTACTATGTAAAGATGGAAGTCCATGTGGGGTAGTTATGAATAAATCTATTTGATTATTGTACTCTAGTAGTTCTTTTGTACTATAGTTTATAGTCCAATCTAGAATAGAAGCATCAATATTATATAAATGTAATCTTTTTGTTAATTCAGAATGAATAGAACCAAATGCCCACTCGTTATGTATAAAAAATGCTACCCTCATTTTTTTAACCCAATTATGTCATCACCTATGTGCCTAACTTCATATCCAGAATATGATAACGTATTAGTTAATTCATCTAAATCTTCTTTAGATATGTTCACTACTTCAATCTTTACGATTGCGGGTCTGAATTCCTCACTCCAAATTTGCTTGAATATATCATAATCATATCCTTCACAATCTACTTGTAGTAAGTCTATTTTATTGATATTGTATTTGTCTTTTAAATCTTTGAACGTTATACAGTTTACTGGTTCTTTGACCATGAACTTTTCATATTGATCAATGAGTAATCCCTCTTTAAATGTACTGATGCCATCTGCCCACTCTGGAACTTCTTTTCCAATGTATTGGATTGGGATTCTTTTTATCTCCATTGTTCCAGCTTCATTGGTTATTGCTGAATTTTCAAATTGTAGATTAGTATATCCTGCAAAGTTTTGTTTTAGTCGTTCAAACTGATCCTTAACAGGTTCTACTAATAGTCCACTCCATTCTTTATGTTGTCTAACATGAGGGGTTATGTCATCATGCCTTACTCCATCCATTGCACCAATAATTAAAAAGTTAGTGTTAACGGGTAGTTTATCTATAGCATGTGATAAGAATTTATTTGAGGGGACGTATTCTCTTTCGGGTAATACAGGTAAATCTTTCTTTAACCAATCTAAATTATCTCTATCATGTCTTTGATACCAGCCATTACCAGTATGTACAGATGATACCATTTGAAAGTATTCTTCATATGTCTTTGCTACTTTATCTAATGTAAAGTTCTCAGCATATGTTCTACAATTTTTAGGATCAATACGTTCAATGTTTTCTGCTGCCCACACGAATTGATCAAATGTACGGCAACGATATCCGGTATATCCATGAATATTATTTTCAGCAAAACTACCCCAGTCAGTCGTGATAGTAGGAGTACCGCTGAATAGTAATTCCATTTGCACACCACCAAACGGTTCTACATACATAGAAGCAACAAATGCACCTTTAGCATTACTCATTAGTTTCTTGCGTGTAGGTATATCAGCATAACCAACAAACTCTACATGCGGGGGAAATGTTAAGTTGTCCGGATTCTGTCCTGCAATGATTAGTTTAGCACCAATTGCTTGTGTTGTTTGTATTGCTACCTGAATGCCTTTACCATCATATACTCTACCTAAGAATAAAAAGTAATCTTCTTTCTTTTCTTTAAATTCAAAATCATCTGGATCAAAATAGTTTGGAATAACCGCATCATACCAATCTTGTTTACAACTGCCAACGGCATCTAGCCCATAGTAAGCATGATAGATAGCATAACTTTCAAATATCTTCCATCTAGCCCAATGTCCACCTGCATAACCAATGCCCGGTTCTACTACAATCATATCCGAATGTGCATCACATATTGGTCTTACACCACTACCCCAGAAGGCTAATATAAAATCATTTTTTTGTTTGCGTTTACCAACTTCTCTAATAGCATTCTTGTAGAATGTTTGATAAGCATGATCGTCTGTGCTAAACTTGAAAAAGTTCTTACGCCAATCATAATCACCGTAAGCTATTTTCCAATCTTCATTGGTGATTACGGTTACATGTTCATCACAAACTAAATCACTATCTTCATGACCATAATGAATGATTGTGTGCCCACGGGCCTTCATCATCTTGCCAAATTTTACAACTTTTTGAGTGTATGCACACGCATTATACTCTTTGCTCGTAACCGTGTGCGGTAATCCTAAAATATGAAAACGAAATTTGTTTCTATACATGATAATCCTGTTTCTATAACACTAGTTATCTTAGTAGTTAACTCAGGAAAAATATATTAGGTAGGTAAGGGAACTATACTGGTTTCAACTTGCCAAACTTCTGAAGGAGTTTTAGTTGATACAACAAACCCTCTAAATAATCGTGTTCTAGGATCATCGGAGTTGAGAGATTCTAATTGATTAAAACGTGCAGGTGAGTCTATTCCGGAATAATAATGAAACGCTCTGGTCAGATTGGACATGGTAGCATCAAATCCTGCATCACCTGACAATTCTCTTAAATTATTTAGATAAATGTAAACACTTTCCACTCCATCATACTCTACAATGAACATAGAACCTTCACCTTGCTCAAACCCAAAATACTCAGCATAATTTAACTCTTCAGTGGTCTTTGTAATATATTTCGACAACCCACTATCCGTTAATTCACCACTTAGATATGTACCGGCTGTGAGTAACGGTATGGAATATACCGTAGACCAATAAGGATTAGGAGGATCATTAGTGCTTGTACCTATGGCTAAATTTTTCATAACTGCATATATGTTTCCACCATTGGCATATATTGGTGCTCCATCACCCCCGGCACCAACACCAATAGTCAATGTTTTGATCCCATTAAATATGTCAAAACTTATACCAATTAAACTATTATCACTTGAGGCTGCACTGACCCAGGTAGATAAATTTTTATATCTTGTATAATCAATATTAACATATGCCGTGTTTACAATACTCTTGGTTCCAGCTGCGAGACTGGTTATGG